GATAATTCAATGGATAATTCAATGGATAATTCAATGGATAATATTATTAATAATGTAGAAACTATAAAACCTGATATTGAAGAAAAGCTAACAAAACAACAAAAATATATAAATAAATTAATGGCAAAAGCAAAACTTAGTAATGAAAGAATAATTAAAAAACGCATTGAAAAAGATAGTAAAATAATAAAGACTACAAATACAACTTTAACTACAAATGTAAAAGAAAATACATTCAATAATGTAATATCACAAAATTATGAAGATGATGAAAATATAGATAATGGAATAAATGATGGAATGAATGATGAATATAGTTATTTAAATAAATATATTAGTAATGGTAATGGTAATATTAATGGTAATGGTAATATTAATGGTAATGGTAATAGTAGTGATGAATATCAAAATAATCAGTTATATGATATTTATATTGTATCATTAAATGTATTAACAAATGATAATTATTTAAATCATATTTGTCATACTAGTGATAATCATCTAAATCCACATTACTATAATGAAGTTAATGATACTGATAATGATAATGATAATGATAATGAAAATGGGGTTAGTAATGAAAAAGTGGATACTAATAATTATAAACAAAACTCTAAAATTGACAAGATTATTAATTATTATGAAGACCCAAAACAAATTTGCCGTATTACAGATAAATTCAATATTTTTCGTATAAAATGGAATCGTGTAATACTAGATGAAGCACATGAAAAACTAGCTCCGGTAGTTAAAATGTTTTCAACATCAATGTCAAAATACTCACAATCTCCAACAAAAATCCATTACGAAGACCAATTTCTCTATGAAAACTTATGTGTTATTAACTCCAACTATAAATGGGCAATTACTGGAACCCCTACCGAACAAGGAATTGATAATGTTATGGGAATTCTCCAATTCTTATCACAAAAAAATTATGATGAATCAACTCTTACTAAAATAGAAAAAATACGTTATTTAAGAGATTTAATTGGTATTTCAAATACTGATATGGATTTATTAGTAAACCGTGTATTTAAAAAGACAAATAAAAAAGATGTTAAACAATTATTAAATATACCCATTTTTAGTGAAGAAATCATTTATGTCGAACAAACAAATATTGAAAGGAATATTTATAATACAATTAGATGTAGTCGCCATTTTACAGAATCCGTCCGTGTTAGAAGACTATTTCTAATGTGTACAAATATTCTTATTAATGAGGGTTATGACCTTTCAGGAGAACACGAAATATCCACAACAGTTCTCACACTAGAACAGCTTAATGCCAATATGATTGCAAAGTTTAATGAGCAATTAAAACAATTAGAAAAAAATGAAGTAAATATGAACAAAAATATTATAGAATTGGAAACACACATTAAAGATTGGCAAGGGCTTTATCAATACATTACAAACCTTAATCTCGAATCAATAATATTGCCAGACATATTGCTAGAAATAAAAGAGAAATTCGAAGATTTAGATAGACCAATATGTAGAAATAATTGCGATATTATTTATACATTATTAAATGTTTTTGAAATATGGCGAAATTATCATGATGCAGGAATGATTCTATCATCTAATCTAAATATTATTAAAGACAAAATGTTTCGTATATGGCGGAATACTTGGGATAATGAACTGGTATTATCAAAACTTGCATCATATGGTGCAAAATTAGGAGAAATTAAGATTAATGAAGACATTGTAAAAAAACAGAAAGCATTGATTACAATAGGTAATGATAAACGCCGTATTAATAATCAAATTGCACTGTTTTCAAATAATGAGTTTCTTAAAGAGAAAACAAACGACCCATGTATAATATGTTTCGAAGATTTAAAACATATTGTAGTTACTCCATGTAGACACGTATTTTGCCTAGATTGCACCAAACGGATTTCAAATGATTTAAAATCGAACTTTACATGTCCCGAATGCAGAACACCTATTACTTGTAATACTATAAATATTACTAGTGTAGATATCATTAAACAACAGGCTCCCTTGGTTCCTGTAAGCAAAACAAATGAAAATACCTTGGAGAATCAACCCTCTACACCAATAGAGCAAAAATTGGGAGTAGATTGGAAAACAAAATGTATAAATAAATATGGAAGCAAAATGGCTGTATTGGTCGAATATTTACATAATTTATTTACAAATAAGGAAAACCGTGTAATTATATTTAGTCAATATGATAAGATGTTAAGAATGATAGGTATTACTTTGGAAGAATATGCAATAAAGTTTGTATATTGTTGTGGTAATAATTATGTTCTTAATAAAAATATTAATAAATTTAAAAAAGATGATTCGTATCGTGTAATTATGATGAGCAGCGAAACCAGTAATAGTGGTAGTAATTTGACCGAATGTAATCATTTGATAATGATTGATGTTCTATTTGATAATATTGAAAAAGTAAAGGCAATGGAATCACAAATTATTGGTAGGGCTGTGCGTTTAGGTCAAAAATTAGGTGTTAAAGTAGTTAGATTTATAACTAAGAATACTATTGAAGAAGAAACATTTAATAAAAATAGATATGATATGAATATTTTACAAGCATAAATATATTTTCTTAACAAAAATTGATAGTATAATTAATTTATCATTGATTTATTATTTATATTTAACAATATACTTTATTGTCTCTTTACGTCTCTTTTCGACTCTTTTCGACTATCTTTTATCTTTACTCTAAAAATGTTCGCTTTGTTTCAAATGATGTTTGATTTTATAATCAAATTCATATTTATCTGCGTAATGAAAATTACAAAGGGGAACCATCGTCTTGTCATGGTTTTTCAAGGGAACTCGTGCAACTGTGGTAAATCCACTCTTGCATTAAAGTTTGCATCCTTGTTTGGATTTGATGTCCTGAGTTTTGATAAGCTTAGACTCCTTACCCATGCCGGACGAAACATTTGGAAGTGTAAGACTCTCAAAGAACTAGACAGAATGTATGATGCATATGTTAAGTATTGTGAAAGTCGAGGGATTCCCGTTGGGGCTGAATTTGACGGTCATAAAGACTACAAATCAAAGGCTGTTGATAGCAAAGGGAAAGTTGTAAAAGGCGACCATTGGGCTTTTTCAACGTCTAATGGTATCAACTACTGTTTATGTTTGATTGCCATAAACAAAAAGACAAATATTATGGTTGATGGACTTATTGCAATCAAGAAACAGGCTAACGTAGACTTTCTTATGAATCTCCACAAATTTCATAAGGCATTCTTTGTATATGTTAATACACCTCTGGAAGTTTGTTTTGAAAGACAAAACCTTTGCAACAAGGGGTTCAAACTTACAATGGAACAAATTGTAAATTATTCAAGTAATAACTTGCGTTTTACAGACCTTGTAGATACGGAGATTTCAAAAATCCCTCAACTTATATTATCGGGGATGGCATCATGCAATTGGAATATCTGTGTTGTATTGGTGAATTACTTGCTTTATTAAATACTTGTTTTATTAAATTTTTAATAAACTTTGTTTTATGTTTAATATTTTTTTTATGTATGCATAATATTTGTTGTTTTATGTATGCGTAATATTTTTTTTATGTATAAGAAATAAGAAATTCTAATAAATTCTAATAAAATTAAGATAATTTCTTAAAATTAATCAAAAATTGATTGTGATATTTTGTATTTTTTTATTATATCTTAAATCACAACCCGTGGTTTTGTTATTATCTTTGAAACTTTTTGAAACTTCTTTGAAATTTTCCCCATCTTTTAAATCTTGTTGTATTCACAGTTCATAAAAATGTTCTTAGGATTATATGTTATTTTTGAATTGATTTCCTTTACAAAGGATTTTATTTTGAAAAAAGATGAAACCTCGGGTATTGTTTTAGAAGCATATCAACCCGTTAATAAGTCTAAAGACGTTATTATGAAAGTTATGACCCAAGACGTAAAAGATACTAACTTGAAACGAGAAGACTTTAATGCTAAAATGAGTCCAGCTGTTCAGGCAGATTCTACCGAACTGACCAAAAATGGATTTTCAATTGACTTGAAATCAACCCGTTTTGTAGATTTGAAAAAGTCTATTAAAAATGGTTTTGACCGTGGTTTGTATCTCATCATGGGTTGTTTTGTTTCGATTAGTGATATTCCCAATATCATGAAAACTTGTCTCCAACCCCCAATTTATGTTGATGTTTACGGTGATATCAATAATAACAAATTGCCTGACCCTCAAATTATAATTGATTTGGCTGAAAACCCAATACCAGTAAATTGTTATGACATTCCTGTCTTGGCTAGACGTAAAGGTGTTATTTATCAGTCAATACCTCTTCATCTACTACCATGGAAGCTTATGATTGAAGCTGCATTTACAGTGTATTTGCATACTCTAAGCTTGAATGACAATGGAAAAGATTTTGAGATTTTATTGTCGGCACAATTTAGTGTCGTAGAACCAAACAAATCATCAAGCTTGACCGGTGTGCATTTTGATAATATTATGACCCCTGCAGAGGAATACTTGAATTCTGAAAATAATACAACAGCATTTCCAACAGGATTGTTTACAGCAGAAGTCATAAAAGGTCCCAATGGTGAAGCAAAATATGTTGATAGCGACAGTAAACATAGTATGGGAACTGTCGTTTATGGTCAAGATGCTAATGAAGAAACAATTATTCAAGTTCTTCGAGAATCTGCAAAAATCGATGTGAAAAAACATTTTGTACCATTGGAGGCTCTCTGTATTTTCTTACAATATGCATCAAATATTAAGATGTATAAATGTAAAAATAATGTGTTATCATTCTTTGCACATCTGCACAAAGCCGTAGTGAACTATTCACCGTCTCGTGTTTATAGATTTCAATTTCGTCTCATGATTGTTTCTCGTACAGAAACATTGTTCACTGGTGAGATTGTTTCTGGATATACTAAACAATCACCCAACATAAATCTAAACAAGAAATTACGTGAAAATGGTGAGACTCCTTTAAATCATTGGGGTTTATTTCCAGAGAGCCCAGTGAATAGATATGAGCATAGAGACCCAGAAACTGGGGAAAAATTTCAACCACCTAATATTCAACAGGTAGTCCAAGAACATGGTGCCCAAACTGCTTTAGAAGGAGAACTTGTGGAAACGAACTATCCTGAATTAACCAATTCAATATTTGTAACTGGTCCTAATAACCAAAACTCATCTGTTTCGAGAACTCCAAGCACACAGTGTTATTACTAATGTTAAACTATTTGAAATTTAGTTTTTGTATAAGTATGTATTATGTATTATGTATTATGTATTATGTATTATGTATTATGTATTAATAAATTCAATATTTTTTTATAAAAATTAATCAAAAACACAAAAACTCGTAAAATGAACTTAAAAATTGAAATGTAAAACCTAATATTACAAAAACTAATACAAAGTATTACAAACTAATAACAACCCAAATGCAAATGCAAATGCAAGAACAAAACCCAATTGTAAAGCAACTACTAGATTTTCCAGAGGAATTACACCGTATTATAATTAAAAAATACACAAACATGTTTCTATTTAAGGAGATTACCCAAAAAAATTTACAAACATTAGAAAAATTACGAGTCTCTTTATGTGATTTACAAATACCTGAAACTGATTATGATACTTTTGTAGATGTTGGTGATTTTACACATTTTACTCGCATATTAAGCACCACTGATTTTGGAAAAAAACCAGAGGATAATGTATTTACATTTGATAAACTTAAAGCATTTAGATATTTAATAGAATGTATAACTGGTGTTCTAGAATACTATTATTCTTTATCTTATTATGAAAGAATTAAAATTGATAAAGAAATAATGGCAGATAATAATGGGGATAATGATGGTGATGATGATGATGGTGATAAGCGTGAAACTGCATTTTTAAATCACAAAATTCTTTCTGAGTTATTAAATCCGGGTGATTGTCATAGTTATTCGACTGGAACATGGTGTTATCGAATTGTTATAAAATTCATGTATGGTACAAATGATGAAAAGCTAGATTTATGGATAAGATTGATAAATTCACATTTCTTAGTTAGAAATATATAAGTTTTTTTTACAAAAATGAAAATAAAATCAGGATTTGTAAATCCCGCACGCAAATTTTTCATAAAGTCAAAAGGATTTGACATATTATAATTATAAGTTTTACCAAAACTTAACTAAACGCATTAGCCTATCACCTACAAATCGCACATATTGCTTCATCATTGCCACATTCATACCTAACATTTGGACAGCTAATGCTTTCTGTAATGAATACGGTTTCAATTTCTTATTTTTTATTTATTTTAATTATTGTTTTATATGCATAGGCTTACCTAATAGTTTTTCTTCTTTATCAATTGCATTTTTAGTTAACATTAATATATATTTACATTCTTCATTTTTTATATCTTTTGTTTTTCTTCTTATTGATAATGTCATACATTCACACGTTTTAATTAATGTTTTTAGAATATCAATATCTATTTCATAAAACTCTTTTCTTTTACGGTAAGCTTTATCTTTCAATAAATTTTTTAAACATGATTCAACTTGGTCAATCATATCAGTTTCATAAACATATGCAATATCTAATTTTTCTGGATGTGATGTTTGATGTGTTTGTAATCTAGATTTAAAATTTTTAGCTTTACCTAATTTATATACATCTTCAATAGATTCTGTTGTTTTTAATACATATATAGAACCTGATGTATTCTGTATTTCAGTAGGTTTTAATTCAGTTTCATATTTAGCTACTTTTTTATTCAATCCTTCAATAATATAACCTTTATATTTATTTATATGGTCTTCTAAAGCAATAAAATAACTTCTAACTTCTTCTGCTTTTTCAGTTCTAGACATCATACAAAGACGCTTAAAACAATTAGGTGTTATCATAATTTCCTCTTCAGGACGACCTTTTCCTTTTGGTGATAATGTTTTAATTTTATAATCTACATTAGGTTGGTATGATGTCAATAATGTAGATTTCAAAACTTTTTTAAGAGATTTTAACCATACTGCTAATTTTTCTAAATTTATTACAAAATCATCATTTGATGTTTTAATATTATATAAACTAAAGAAATCATCTATAAATTTATTATTAATTGTTGAATATTTCTTAAGATAATCTTGTAGAGATAATTTTATTATATTAGAATTCATAATTATAAATAAAATATATTTATATATTTATATATTTATAAATTTTAATTTAATATAATATTTTTTTATTTTTTATTTATTATTATATAATAATTTTTTTATTTTATGATTAATTTATAAATAAATTATTATCATTATTAAAGTAGGTTAGCCTGACTTAATGACTTAATAAAGTAGGTTAGCCTGACTTAATGACTAAATAAAGTAGGTTAGCCTGACTTAATAATTGATTTTTATTCTATTTCAAATATTTTAATTAAAATTATAGTTTGAAAAATATAATTAATGAAATACAAAATTGTAAGGTATTTATTTAAATTATTAAATATAACATTAAAAATACTAAATATCCAATAAATACAAACCTAAAACTCTGCATCCAAATCAAACTCCTTATCACCTTCTACACCACCCACTCCCGCTTTACTATAAGCACTAACGCGGTCTTCAAAGAAATTCGTTTTATTTTCCACACTTATATTTTCCATAAAGTCAAATGGATTTGACACATTAAATATTTTTCCATATCCCAATTGAATCATTAGCCTATCACCTACAAATCGCACATATTGCTTCATCATTGCCACATTCATGCCCAACATTGCACAGCTAATGCTTTCTGTAATGAATACTGTTTCAATTTCCACGGCTTCTTCAATAATCATTTTCACTACAGCTTCTTCTAATCTGTGTTCTGCTCTCAAATTATTATAGAGAGCCACCGTTGTTTCAGTATGACAGCCTTCATCCCGAGCAATAAATTCATTACTGAGGGTTAAACCCGGCATTATATTACGCTTTTTTAACCAATAGATGGCACAAAATGACCCGCTGAAATGAATGCCTTCTACACAGGAAAAGGCAACAAGTCTCTTTGGGAGGCTAGAATCTGCACCTTTCGTCCATTTACAAGCCCAATCGGCTTTTTGTTTAATACAAGGAATTGTTGTAATAGCATTGAAAATACGGGTTTTTTCATCTGTATCATGTATCAATGTATCAATAAGCCGGCTATACATCTCACTATGAATATCCTCCATCATAGATTGAAAACGGAGACAAGTTCGCACTTCTTTATAAGTAATTTCTTCAATGAAATTAATATCTAGGTTTTCAGCAACAATACCATCACTTGCTGCAAAGAATGCAAGTATATTCTTGACAAAATTCTGCTCAGTATCAGATAGTTTAGTTAAGTATTGTTCACGGTCTTTGCTAAGGTCGACTTCTTCAACAGTCCAGAAAGTAGATAATTGGCGTTTATATAATTCATAATACTTATGATTATAAATTGGTAGAAATGTATAATTATTAGTAGGGTTATTGGAAAGATTAAAATATGTATCGGTTGACATGTTTGTAGTGTGTATTAGTTTTGTATTGGTTATGTATTGGTTATGTATTGGTTATGTATTGGTTTTGTATTGGTTATGTATTATAGTTTTTATGTTTATTATAGTTTTTATGTTTATTATAGTTTTTATGTTTATTATAGTTTTTATGTTTATTATAGTTTTTATGTTTATTATAGTTTTTAATATTGTTATTATTGATATATGTTTTTATATTAATAATAAATCATAATTTATTTGTTTTATAATTTATTTGTTTTATAATTTATTTTATATGTAATACATAGTAATACATAGTAATACATAGTAATACATAGTAATAAAACTAAAATATATATAATAAAATATAAAATGATGATAAACAACAAATTACAAGATACAATTTTTGTTGTAACAATAGTGGTTGTAATTATGGTTATAATGATTTTTATTAAGAATATTATGCAAATTAATGAGGGTTTTTTAACTACCATTCCTGCTTCAACTGCACCTGCTGGTTCTACAGCAACATCAACTGCACCTGCTACAACCCAAACAGCAACATCAACTGCACCTGCTACAACCAAATCAATAACATCAACTGCCCCTGCTACAACAAAATCAATAACATCAACTGCCCCTGCTACAACAAAATCAATAACATCAACTGCCCCTGCTACATCAACTGCCCCTGCTACAACTAAATCACCAACTACAACTCAATTTCCAATTACAACACATGGTTTTAAGATAGATAAAAATATAGATAAAAATATACCAAGTCCCCAAACTAATCTATATCAAAAAAATTTTGATGGTGCATCAAATGTTTATAGTCCATATATATATTATGAGGGTTTTGCACCTCTAAATGTATATGATGATAAATTTGCAGAATATTAAATTAAAAAATAATTAAAAAAATAATTAATAAATAATAAATAAATAATAAATAATTAATTAATAAATAATTAATTAATAATTAATTAAATGACTAAAACTTCAATTTACAATCCAAAATGCTTTGTAAAGTCATCAATACTAATAATCTTAATTCCCTTTTCACGAGCAGCGTTTAATTTTCCACTAGATTCACTAGCATCTTTTGCTATTACAAGACTTGTTTTACCACTAATCGCAGAACCAATAGTTCCACCTCTTTCAATAATGGACTTTTCCATATCAGCATTACGAACACCTGTAAAAACTACAATCATTCCAGCAAATTTATTTGCTTCTGTTCCTCCATTTTTTTCCTTTTCTTTTGCCTTTTCTTTTGCTTCTTCTTTTGCCTTTACTTTTTCAACAATGTTTTCCAATTTAATCATTTTATGCATTTCTAACCATTCAAGAAACTTTGGCATTCCTGAGAATAACACCTCAGTTGATTTATCACTAAAACCATCAATTGACATTATATTGTCTTTTGTAATTTTGCCCTTTTTCCATTTATCAAGAAAATCGGGTATAGCATCTATTACTAATTTAAATTTCTTTTCACCTAGTCCCAGTCCAAATATATTACTTGCCATCATAACTCTTTCTAGTTCCTGTGGAACATCAATAACTTTATGTATAGAATTATAAACATTAGTAGCACTTTTGAGTTGAAATCCCTCTAAACTAGCAATTACATCTGGTGTAAGTTGTAAGATTTGCTTGACTTCATTATAACCGGCATTTACAAATTTTGCAACAACACCCTCTCCTACACCAGCAATTTTCATTACAGCAAAGAATGATATAATACGCTTTGTATTAACATCTTCATTATCCTCAATATTATCTACAATTGCATCAATATGGGTATCATTCCAATGCCATTTAATTTCTTTATCAGGCATTTGAGGTTCTTTGGCACTCTTAATTATATTATAAATATAAGGTATTACATCACCACTTTTAATAATCTGAATTTCAGCTCCTGGACCCAATTTATTATCAACTATATATTGCAAATTGAATCCAGACGTATATTGATGCGTATCACCACCAATTACAATTGGTTTATACATAATCCGCGGGTTCAAAGCTCCATGTTTAGAAATATTATATTCTACATTTAAAACTACGGTTTTAGCCATTTGTTCTTCCAATGGCATTTTAAAAGCCACAGCATACGATGGATTGCCCGTTAGAACACGATTATGAGGCTTTGTATTATCACTAAGAATTATACCATCAATATCATATTTACTCTGTTTTTTATAATCAATTAGAATTTCTGGCAATTGGCTTTCAATTATTGAATCATAAATAGTATGTTTTGCAATATTTACACCCATTTTACTTAACATTGCAAATTGGTCTTCATATTTAAGATGACCAGGTGCAATATATTCATAGAAAACGAGTTCCATATCTTTAACAATTTCTGCATCTGGTTTTTTGCTATTTACTATACCCGCAATAAGACTACGTGCCTTTGGGTATAATTTACTATATTTCTTTGCAAACATTTCCTTAGTCATGATTATTTCACCGCGAATGGCAATATGTGTTGTATCTTTTTGGGATAATAATTTATCAATTTCTTTGTTAGATTCTTTATTACTCATATTCATATTCCCAAGATTAATTCCTTTTTCTAAAAGCTGGGAAATTTCTTGACCTTCATTACCATCACCGTGTTTGTATAAAAACATTTTATATGGTTTATTGGATGCCTTTTCTAACTGTTCATTCTTTTCAATAATAAGCAAACAACTAAGTCCATCTAATTTCTCTGATATAAGGATAGAACTTTTTGTACCATTATGTTCTTTTAACCATTTTGTAAGAACCTTTTCTCCTGGTTTAACTTTATTAATACTACCTAAATAATATTTTAATTTAACTTTATCGTGTGAATCATCAATCTTAGAACCAGTTAATTTAAATAATACAGAACCTGGATTTTTTTCAAATAATATATGTTCTAAAATATCATAAGTTTCATCAGTAAAAATGGGTTTATCAGTATTATAATATGCCTCTTTTGCTTGTAAAAGCACTTTTTCTAGGAGAGCAGTATCAGTTGATAGAGCTTCTAAGTGAGGATTAGTTTCTAATTTAGCAATTAATGATTTAGTAATTCTCATAGATGTAGATGATGCCATTTTAATATTACTTATATTATGTATTATGTATTATGTATTATGTATTATGTATCTAGATACTAAATATTATTTACTTTAACTTTAACTTTAATGTTAGTTTTATATTTAAATAAATTAATGATAGTTATAATATGTAAATATGTAAATATGTAAATATTTTCAATTTTTATTAACCTAATTAAAAAAATAAAAGCCTAAGTTAAAGCCTAAGTTAAAGCCTAAGGTAAAGCCTAAGGTAAAGCCTAAGGTAAAGCCTAAGGTAAAGCCTAAAAACACTCTAATGATATTGATACATCATAAAATCAGTAATAAAACTAGAAATCCAGCTTGCAGATGGGTCATCTTTAAAATATACTTTTTGACCGTTTTCATGGCTTCTTAATGAAAGTGTAAAGTTCTTTACATAATTATTTCTCCATATACTTAATACCTCATTTTGCCTTTCTGTCGGTAAATCAATTAGTTTTTGAAAATTATAACCTAGTTTTTCCTCCCAAAATAGTGGTGTACCATCCATTCCACATTCTAAATCAATTCTAAGTCCTTTGTTAAGAGGTAAAAGATATTCTAGTAATGTTTTATCTAATATTTCACTACGGGGTTTATTTATACAAGCAACCTGTAATTTAAAATCTAAACATAAACTTTCCTCATGAGAATAATTATCATAAAACCTTCCACCATTACAATGTCTGGTAGATGTTAATAGAAACTCTACACCATAACACCAGTTTTTACAGAGTTCATCTTTGTTGGGATTATTATGTAATTTTATAACATATTTTAATAATTTTGGATTTACTATTCTATATAATGATAAATATTCATTTTGTTTATTTTTATTATTTGTATAAATTTCTTCTTCTAAATATTTTGTAATATAATCAATAGTTGAAAAGAGAAAATAACCTATAAGTCTTAATACATCGTCGTTTAGACGTGATAAACAATAATTACTTGGGTCATCTTCTCTATTACATGTTTTTAATGCTTCTAATTGTAAATGTATAATATCACTATCAATCTCACTATCAATCTCATTATCCATCTCATTATCCATCTCACTATCTATCTCACTATCCATGTTTTGTCGTATAATTAAATATTAAATATTAAATATTAAATATTAATTCTTAATACATTAAAGTGTTTTGATAATAAAAATCAATTTTTAAATATTAATTTATATTAAATTATATTAAATTAAATATGTATCTAGATACAAATAAAATGTAAATTAAATATAAAACAAAATATAAATTAAATATAAATTAAATATGTATCTAGATACAAATAAGAAAATACCATATTTATTAATAATTTTATCTGTAATATTTGCAGTAATAGGATGGATTCTTGCTAATGGTAAAAGTAAAACTCAATATGTCCGTTTATTAGATGTTTTTATATATGGTCCATATTTAACATATCTAGCTTTTCAAAAAGAATATGTTTTTAGCATGATAGAAAAAATATTCTTATTATTCTTAGGTATTACTACAATTACTTATAATGGTAAAAATTATATAAAATTGGAAAATTAAAAAATTAAACATTAAATTACAAAATAAATTACAAATTAAATTACACAAAATTAAACATATTTATAATTCTGTGAGGTTTTAGCCTCACTAGCTTTTAGTTAAGTTTTGGTAAAACTTATACTTAAACTAACATCAATCCCATTGCAGCATAATTATGTAAATCTAAAAGTGTATCTCTTATGTTCTCATCTATTACTAAATTTATGCCATTTTCTGTAATTGATAATGCCCTTTGAATCTTATCTTCAATTCTCATTAATACACCAATTATTCCAAACTTTGCAAAAGCATCACCATAATCTGCATTTTTCTTTGTGAAAAGTTCAAGAGCCTCACTTTGTATTTTTTTCATTTGTTCGATTCGATTAATTGATAATAATTGACTATTCATTTTATATTTTATATTTAATATGTATCTAGACTTATATTTATTTTATTTTACGAAATAATTTACATAAATTAAACATATAATTACAAATAAAAGTAAAGATACTTATAATTCTGTGAGGTTTTACCTCACTAGCTTTTAGTTAAGTTTTGGTAAAACTTACATATTAACATCCCCAGAAAACACACGATGTTTTGTATTTTCAAAATAAATACCAATAACATTTTGAGGTATTTTGCGTTCATTAAATACTTTTGATTGTATCCATTCAGTTTCATAAGTTGATAGATTTACTTTATCAAATGCTCCCATTTGTAATATATTCTTATGAAAAATAAAAAGCATATCGTCAAGTATAATACTATGTTCATGATTAGAATATCCACAATCTCCTATATGTCTCCATTGTCCAGCTCCATTCACAGACATACCATTCTTAATTTTTTTTGGTCCATAATATACTCTTGCTCTTGCATTTACAGCATTTGTAGATAGAATATCAAAATTAAACTTTTCTAATAATTTTAAATCAGGTCTAATTTTCATATACCAGTCATAGTCTAGTTCTGTTTTATAATCAGTGAGAAAATCACATATTTTATATTTAAATTTTATAATATTTTCATAATTATGGAAATCATCTTGATTAGTTATACCACAATAATCTATTTCCATATCTAGTAGTTTTGCATAATCATCTAGTATTTTTATATAATTACAACAATTACTATTAAATTCATGAGCACAAATTATTATTAATAATTTCATTTTTATATGTATTTCCTTATTTTTATATAGATAAATTATAAATAGATAAACCGCAATGGTGTAAATATATATAAAACCGGATTTATGAATATATTTAGTCTAGATACATAAATATAAAATTGAAATATTATTATATAAAACATAAACTACATAACGTACATATATATACATATACACATATATACATATATACATATATACATATAAACATATAAAAATTAATATGGAGCTAGATATAGATACAGATATAAACGTAGATATAAACGTAGATACGAATGAAAATACAATTATGTTTAAATCTGCATACATAAATAGTTCATATCCATTAATTATTGTAAAACAAAATTCATTCTTTTGTAATGAAAATGAAAATGAAAATGAAAATGAAACAACACAGTTTTTAAAGGATTATGAAAAAACATTATACATTGAAATTTTAATGACTGAATACGAAATGTTTTATGCTATAATTCCATTATATGAAATTAAACCAATTTTTATAGATTCAATAAATCAATTTACAGAATATTTACAAACACAATTTCCTATTGAAATAGTTGTAAAAATAATTAAATATCATATAGAACTTATAACACCATTAAATATTGAGGAATCTCAATTATTAAATAAACTACCATTAATTTCAATACAAGAATTACTAAATGAAAATGAAAATGTAATTGATATTAGCAATAATTCTCTTTATATAATGGATAATCGAAAACTTAAATTTAATACAAAGAAAAAATATAGAAAGGAATATTTAAAACAACTGGTTATTGATGGTAAATTATCAATTGGTTCTAGCACTCATTTTAACAATAGTAATATAATAAGTTTTCTAGATAAAGCAGATAGTGAGTATATAAAATCATATTTTAGTTTAACTGAAAATGAAACATGGAGTCAAGAATGGCGAGGGTTTACTAATTATTTGATTTAGTAATGAGTAGTTAGTTGGGTTGTAAATTGTAAACAGTATAGTTTCTTTTTTCTTATTTTTTCTTATTTTGTAATATAAAAATATATATACTAAATCTAAATAAAAACTAAATAAAAACTAATATAGTATCTAGATACAAATATAAAAAAATATAAAAATAAATATAGTATCTAGATACAAATATAAAAATATATATAAATATAATATCTAGATACAAAAACAAAACATAATAATGACAATTAATCCAGAAAAAGACGTTTTCTTATGGAAATCTATATTTTTAAATACATATGACCCTGATAATAATACGCCTCTTGGTAAAACAGGACAAATACGTTATAATAATGTATCATCTAAATTTGAGGGTTATCATAATGGTTCAGGTGTATTATTTGGTAATCCATGGCGACCATTAACCCAAGACATTGCAACATCATCCAATTTAGGTATAGTAAAAATTGGTAATAATTTATTAATAAATCCTACAACAGGTCTCCTCTCATCTATTGCAACCGGTAAAAGCCGCATCTATCAACACGTTATTACTGTATCTCCTATTGTAGGAACAGCAGATTATAGCACTATTAATGGGGCAATTACAGATGCCATTGGAACAGCCGCCGGTAATTACTTGGATGGTTCCATAACTAGCATTAATGGTTCAGCACCATCACCAACTTATCCATATATAATCCAAATTAGTCCAGGTCAATACACCGAAACATCAAACCAAATTATTCTCCCAGATTACGTATCATTACGCGGCGAAGATAACTATAATTGTGTTATTACCCAAAACACAGGTAATGCAACAACTTATACTGGTTCTATGATAGTTGTAGGTCAAAATAGCGAAGTTGCCAATTTAGTAATAAAACTGGCTGATAATGCATCCTCAATTTCATCAACTGCAATTTATTCATTAAATAAAAGCAATGTTGTTATTGATAATTGTATATTTACATGTAATGCTAATATTAATACAACTGGAACTACTAATAATATATATATGGATGGAGGTTTATATAATTCTATTACAAATTGCAAAATACTTACAAATGCACCCAATTTAACAGGAAATTACAATGGTATGAATATTTCTAATACAACACCCCGTATTATTAATAATAATATTGATATATTAACCCCGCTAGCATCATATACAACAGGTATTGCATTATCACAATGGAATAATATAGAATCAATTCTTGATAAAACATATATTGAAAATCTAACTTTATCTAATAATTATAAAAACACAATTGCATCTAGTGCAACACATACAGGTATTAAATTAAATAATAGTCCAGTAATAATTCGTAATAGCGATATTGAAGTTGCAAATGACCCAACATTAACAACTAATAATTATGGTATAGCATTTCAAAGTGCAACTCCTCTAATTACAACTATACCATCTAGCAATGTAATTAGTTTTATAAATATATCAAATCAAACAAATTATACTATTACAAATACAATCCATAGTTCAAATACGGCAATTGCCAATTTTTTCTCTCTCGGGTTTCAAAGAGGGCAATATATTGCAATTACTGGTTCTAGTAGTAATGATTCCATATATAGAATTGCAGATGTTGAAAATATAGCATCCACAAGCAATATAATTCTAGATACACAATATCAAGTAATTAATGAAAACGCATCACTTGCAAATACAATTACTATTAAGGCTCTCTATTATACAGATATACAAAATAGCCGTTTAATTGCATCTACCAAAGCCATTGAGAATACAGATACAAATAGCAATTATATATTTAATCTGCAAAATGTTGTCAATAATGTGGATTCAATCACAACATACAATATTTCACCATCCCATTCATATTTTACCAATTATAAAACTATTACCGTTGGTAAGGCAAATTGTGATTTTAATAGTCTATATAGTGCAATGAATTCAATAAGTGTTAATGATACTAGTTATAATTCTAGATATCTAATTAAGATTGAATCTGGTATATACCAAGAACCCGGATATATCACATGCAAACCATATGTTAATATAGAGGGAAATGGTGAAACTAATACCAAACTACTATTTTATCAGGCGGATTTAAGCCACGGAACACCTACATCCAATTCATCATGCATACTAATGGCATCAAATATGTCTATTACTAATCTAACCATTACTAATTCAAATACATTATTTACATCAAATTCAACTACTACATCAATATTACACAATATAGAACCTATTACAAACTTTCTATTAGAAAATATTGTAATTGATAGCACATGCAGTTCAGCATATAACTATGGTATGTATCTAGAATCAACAACCAATAATATAGTATTAAGAAATGTTGATATTATAGTCAATACTAACAATAATACTTATACATCAAATGTTAATATTGGAATATATAATAATAATTGTATTGATACTAAATATTATAATGTATCTAGCACTACAACAAATGCACATTCATTAAAAAATTATGCAATTAGTATGCTAGATAGTAATGCTGAAATCTATAATTCAACCCTGATTACAACATCAGCAACCTATGAAAATATGTGTATTAAAACTGAAAACGTAAATGCACAACAAAAACTCATTCAAATATATAATGGACAAATTAGGGCAGATAATAGCATAGATTATAGCATATACGCAGACGATTATCATACTATCATATGTAATGCAGTCCAGCTATTAGGAGATACTCATACAAGTAGCACATCTAGCCGCATATTTTGCTGTGGTTGTTATACATTTAATGATATTAATGATAAATTTTCAGTTCATAGTCTAAATAGCAGAGGTCAAGACGAACAATCAAAATATGGCACAATTACTATTGGGGATACAGCAGGAAAACTCAATGCTAGCGGTATAGATGACGTCATCATAGGATATAATGCTGGCTCAAATATTACAACTGCATCATATAACACATTTGTAGGTGCCCATACAGGTGAAAATATCACATCATCAACTCATAATACGCTATTGGGTTCCCATGCAGGTCAAACCATAACATCTGGTAGCTATAATACAATTACAGGTTCCAATGCTGGTATATCAATTACTACCGGTTCTAGCAACATTATCAATGGATATAATTCCGGTAAATCATTAACAACTGGTAATAATAACACATTTGTTGGTACCAATAGCGGTCAAACTATGACAACGGGTAATCTAAATGTTTTCATTGGAACATCTGCTGGTCTATATAGTGCAACATCTAATACTAATACATTTGTTGGTGCATCATCTGGTACACAGAATCAGTCGGGAAATGATAATACTTATATTGGATATCAGTCTGGACATGAAAATATTTCAGGTAGTGAAAATGTCCTCATGGGAATACAAACAGGATATAATAATCAATCCAATAGTATTGTAGCTATTGGTAATCAAGCAGGATACAATAATAATAATTCAATAAATAATACTTATTTAGGAACTAGTAGTGGTTATAATAATACAACTGGTGATTGTAATACTTATTTAGGTAATCATGCAGGATATAGCACCGCATCGGCATCAGGGGCATTTAATACGGCTATTGGCAATGAGGCGGGTTATTCTCTTACATCTGGTTCTAGAAATATATTGATTGGGTCTACTAGCAGTTCTAATGGAACCTCTAATGATTCCGCCGGATGGTCCCTTACATCTGGAAATGATAATGTGCAAATTGGCGTAGGTGCCGGTTCAATATCAACATCTGCAACAAATAATATAATATTAGGTTCTAATGTAGGTTCAACAATTACCAATGCATCCAACAATGTTCTAATTGGAAAGAATACGGGAACAGCACTTAATACTATTGGACAAAGCGTTATAATTGGAACTGCTGCCGGAAATGTAAATACAGCAGGTAATGCCCTAATGATAGGTTATCAGGCTGGGTCGGCTTATACTGGTGCAGAAGCTTTTGCAATAGGTTATCAGGCGGGAACTAATGTTTCAGGTGATTTCAATATGTTCATGGGATACAATTCCGGTGGTTTACCAAAAGTAAATACTACTGGTGCAAATAACTTGGCAATTGGTCCATATACAGGTTTCAATCTTTCATCTGGTGCTCGTAATGTCCTAATTGGTGGAGGTGATTCGCTTGAAAGCGTTGGAAGACAGATAAGCACCGGAAGCGATAATACGCTGATTGGATATAAATCAGGCAAGGCAATACAAACTGGTATTGGTAATACTCTTATTGGTAGCAATGCGGGTGCAAATTTAACCAGTGGAACAGACAATTTAATATTAGGCTATCAAAGTGCTTTTAGATTAAACTCTGGGTCATATAATGTGGTTCTTGGTCCAGAATCTGGATATAATATGACTATTGGAACTGGTAATATTTATAATGGTTATCAGGCTGGATATAATAATACATCAGGTGCATATAATATTAATATGGGTTATCAATCTGGTTATTCATCAATAGTTAATAGTAATAATATTCACATAGGGTATCAATCTGGATATGAATCCATGGCAGATAATAATTTATTTATTGGTTATCAATCTGGATACAAGAATACATATGGAACTAATAATATTTTTATTGGTAAAGAATCAGGTGCCGGAGCAAATGCAAATAACGAACAAATAGGAAAAAACAATATTTTTATTGGAACTAAATCTGGAACAGCCAACGACAATGGTTATAGTAATATTTTCATGGGTTCAAATACTGGTGCAAGTAGTCTAAGTGGTGCCAAAAATATATTCATTGGTGAAAATGCCGGGTCATCTGGAACAACTAGCCATAATATTTTCATAGGAAGTGCTAGTTCAAATGGGGCGGGTATTGGATATTTAGCAGACGGTGCAGGGCAATATAACGTATTTATTGGAACAGATGTAGGAATTGCAAATACCAGCGGTGCAGATAATATATTCATTGGAGACAAAGCCGGTAAAAACAACGTTGATGGTTTGCAAAATATATATATTGGAACTAATGCTGGTCGTGATGCTAATTCAGCACTAGCAGATAATAATATTGCAATTGGTAGTGATGCAGGTATACACAATCAAGCTGGTAAAGAAAATATTTTAATAGGAAAACAAGTTGCAGGATTAACTACAATCGGTAATAGTTATAATAATAATATTATATTAGGAACTAGTGCAGGTCAACATATAAATCAAGATAACCAGATTTTTGTTGGAACAAATGCAGGTAATGCAAATACAACTGGGGACCGCAATATATTCATCGGTTTAAATACCGGTTATGCAAATATTACTAGTTGCGATAATGTTATAATAGGTAGTGATGCTGGGGTATCAATGACTGGACAAGGATTAATTGGTGATAATGTTATAATTGGAAGTCAATCTGGACATGATTTAACATCTGGAACAAATAATATATATATTGGTTCTAGTTCAGGTGCCAGTGCTACTACAAGTATTAATAATGTAGTAATAGGAGCCAATGCAATGTTATCTGGTAATGCTAATAATCTCGTAATTATTGGTAAAAACGCAGGTCAAAGTAATGAAGCCGACGCAAGTATTTTCATTGGTTCAAATGCAGGAGTTCAAAATACCACGGGTATTGGTAATATTTTTGTAGGTTATGAAGCCGGTTATGCCGTATCAAATAGTAATGGAAATATTATATTTGGTAATCAGGCATCATCAACCGGTCGAATTGCTGATAATAATATTATATTGGGTAATCAAACCGCAAGTAATGTAGTAAATAAAGCCAATTTTGCAAATAATATTGTAATGGGAGCTGATGCAGGTAAAAATACAAATCTTGCAATTAGTTCTATTATGATAGGTTCCAATTCAGTTGGTTTAGGAACTGGTGGAGATGTAAATATTATTATGGGAAATAATACAGCAGTTCATTTAGGAGACCAACATAACTATTATGCTACTACACTTACACAAATGACATTTGTATCAAACAACAATACTAATAGTAATGTCACCATAGATATACCATTTGGAACGGGTTCCCATTATTTTAATTATGGAGATTCTATTATAATTGAATCACTAAATAATGAATATGTATTTCAAACACAAGTATCAGCAATTATTATAGATGGAAATAATAGTGGAAATAATGGTAAAACAGAATTAATTTTACGTGATAAACCGACACAAACTATACCATCGGGTTCAGTTTTATATGTAAAAACTGTAAAACAACCTGAGATTGGTCCAACCGATTATAGTAAATCATCTAGTAATATGTGTATTGGGGACCAAAGTGGATATGATTTAACAACTGGGAGCAAAAATGCAGCCATAGGTGATAGCGCAATGTATCAAAATAAGATTGGGAGATACAATATTGCTTTTGGAACCGAAGCAGGTTATTCATTAAATACCGATAATAATCTTTGTTTAGGTATTAAAGCTGGTTATTCATTGGATAGTTATAAAGATACTAGTATTGTAAATGATTTTATATTCTACCAATCAACTAATACAATTACATCTAACTCACAGGATTTCACAGTATATCCATATGGAACTCAGTTTGAGATTAATGGGTCTAGTAGCAATGATGCTCGTTATAATGTTAATAATACTAGTACTAATAGTATAATAGTTCAAGGTTATCCAAATATTATTGAAAATGGATTACCATTAAATCCATCTACTTTAAATTTTGTTTTAGGTAACTCACAATTATTTTATATTAATTATAGTGTTACTGCTACTATACAATTTTTATCAGGTATGATTGTAATAAATTATAATAATTTTACTCAAGCATTAAATGCTTATAATACAATACAAAATTCAACACATTTTATAATAAGTGGTTCAAAATATAATAATGGTATTAAATTAGTAAATTATTATCAAATATCAGGTTATACTAGTTCAATAACACTAAATTATCCATATATTACAATTCTTACAATACAAAATAATTATCCTGAAACTACAAATAATGTTACATTAGCTATAAATAATATTGCGATTAGTAATACATTAACTAGCGATCTATCATTTAATAATAATATATTTTCATCTGATAGTATATATGTACAATATGGTAATAAAAGAGGTAAATACATTCTAAATAATTCACAACCATATTATTTTGATAATATATCATATTTTAATATTCATACAACGTATTTAATTAATGGTGCTATTGTATCACCAGAATTACAAATATCTACAAATTCTAATGATTTAGTAAATAAATTATATATACAAGGATTTGATACATCTATAAATATTAAAAATGTAATTTTATCATTAGATACTAAACCCTGGGCAGGTAACCATTATACATTATTTAATATTGCTGATAATACTATACAAATTGCAGCTGATGGAACTGGAGCATACTTTGTAAACCCTTTTTTTGGTCCATCATGTGCACCATATGTTGTAAATTCTTTAATACAAATAATTGGTTCTCAATATAATGATGGATATTATTATATTACAAACTATACTGGTCCTGGAAATATAACTTCTACTAGACGAGGATGGGTATTATATATTGACCCAAATTATCCAATAAAACAACAAGAAGAGAATACTAGTAGTAACGTAATAATGAAAAGAGTAGCTATTAATAATAATACATTTGATTCATCTTATGAATCAAACTCTGATTTTAAAGGTAATATAATTAAGGTCAAATACAATAATAGTATTTATAAAAATTATGTATTTGGAACATATATTCTTGAAAATTATTATAAAGGATGGTTTGCAATGAATGATAATTTACTTAAATTTAATGGTTATCCTAAAACATTTACTGGTTCTATTACACCCCCATTATATACTACACTTGAAAGTATTACATATGATTTTAAGTTTAGTGATACTGGTTTTAAGACAATTACAAATAATTATATTTCTAGTAGCGACCTTATATTTCAAACTTCAAATATAGCATTTTCTAATGTTGCATCAAATTTTAGTATTTATAATTCAAATAATACTATTACTACTAATGTTGATTATGAATTTGTACACATAGTTGCACCTGTTATTATTAAAATTGAAGGTTCTAATAATAATAATAATGGATTTTATTTAGTAACTTCAAATCCAAGACCATTTAAAACTTTATATATTGATTCAACTAGTATTTTATATAATGAATTAAATACATCAAATATTACTTTAAAAACTAATTGTATTTCCAGTTATTTAGGAAATATAAATTTAAGTAATATAAGTATTGGACAAAATTATAAAATATATGGTTCTAAATATAATGATGATAACACAGTATCAATATATAATGGTGTTAATACAATTACATCAAAATCTATTTATTTAAGTGATTCTAGTATTATTGTAAATGATACATGTAATGATTATTGCTATTCTCTCACTAATAGTCTTTCTCTAAATAGTAATATAGGTATTACAACAAATATAGGATATTTTCAAAACTTTACAATTAATGCAACAACAACAGTTAATAATTCTACAACAATATCATTTTTATTTACTATTCCTTATACAGATGGAAGAACGATAATACCTAATCAATATTTAAAATTAACTGGTACTACACCAACAAATAATTATGATGGTTTATATTGCGTAAGCAGTGTTACAACAATAACTGGTGGATATCAAATATCATTTCTTCAAACATATCAAGATAAAAACGGTAATATTCAAACAGGAACACCATTTACTGGTGCAAGTTTTACATCTTGTAATATGATATCAAATCAATTTATATTTAATGGTAGTTTTGATATAAATGGTAGTACAATTACATTTCCAGCTCGTAATTTAGATTGGAATACTATAATAACAGGGTTTGGTGAAAATGCAAAATTTATGAATTTTACTTGCAGAGATGGAACAGTAACTGATTTTGGACAGAGAATAAGATCTACCATATTTGGTTCTGTATCTAATAATTCACTTACATTTGAAATAGAAAGTTATAATCTTAATCTTTCTAATATTGCAGTATCATTAGTAGAAACTTGTCCTGCACAACCATATTATGTTGATATTGATAATTATGGTTATGTTTATACTCACTTCTGTTCATTTATAATTGATTTTGGAGTACCAAATCCTTCAACAAGAGTTAGTAATATATATAGAACTAGAAATAGACCTATTATATATTCATCATCTATTATAAATTTTGAAAATCCTCAACAGTATGCGCCATTTTCCACAAATAGAGATGGGGCAACTTACACATTTAATGCATCAAGTAATAGTATTACAGCGTCTAATTTTACTTCATCATCTAATTCAAATAATCTAATTTATGGTAAACTATTTTCAAAAGATAATTTTGCAATGTTTTATCCTGGTCAAATAATTTATTCTTTTGAACAATTTAAACATTTACTAATCAAATCAATAAGCACTGATTTAAATACAATATATCTAGATTCGACATTTTCTACAGTATCAAATGGTAGTCAAATTGGAGCAAAATTTAATTTACAAAATACAATATATGATGCTTCATTAAATTTTAAAAATATTAATCCAAGTTATTTTAATTCTAATTATGTAATAACATTTTTTAGAACACCAATAAGCACTTCATTTTCTGTAAATTCAGATATATTATCAGCTGACCTTTATTTTAAAGTAAATCAAATATCATATTCTTTACCAAGTTCGTCTATATCTAGTGTATTTGTTAACACTCTTGTTAATCAAAATTTACAAGAGTTTTGTATGAATAATACACTGTTAATCCCCACTAATAATATTATAATTAATTATACAAAACTATCATTTCATAATCTAACTGTTATAGGTTCTAGTGATATTAAATTTTATTCTTCGAATAATACTATTACATCTACATCAACAAACTTATCATCATTTTTAACTAGTGAATATATATTAGTATCTGGAACTACAAATAATAATTATCTTTATCGTATAAATGATACAATTGCACCCACATCTAATAAAATTATAATATCAACAGAATATGCATTAGTAAATGAAATAAATGTATCTGCAACCTTGAAAGCTAATAATATTAATAGTTCAAATATATTAACAACAGATTTATCAGTATTTGGAAAAAAACAAATATTAATTGTTTCACATACTAAATATAATAATACTTCTTACACAACAAATATTAATTCTAATTCACAATATAGTATATATATTGACTCATCAAATGTTATTACAGAAACGCCAGAATATTGTAATATTGAAAAAAGTATTCTTAATGATGAAACATCAATTTTTGAATTTGATGATTATTATGATATTAGCTTTAATAATTTACAAATTAACTCTATTAGTTCTGATTTAAGTGTATTTAGAACAGGTCAAAAACTTGCAATTACTGGAACAACATATAATAACAATAGTAATGTGATAATTTCTAATTCAATAATCCCATCTAATATATCTATTACAACAAATAATACATTCGTGACTGAAAGTATTTCTTATGCTATTTTAAAAAAACAAATTGATTTTACAGTTATTGGTGAGCCTATACTATCTCAAATTACTAACTCTCAATACGAGTTATATCATTATAAAGATGCAGAAGGAAATAATTCAATGATTGGGTCATTTGCAGGTCAATTTGTAGGTGCTTTACATAATGCAATTTATAATGTTGCAATTGGTAGTCGTTGTGGTCAAGTAAATCATGGTAGTGGAAATATTTTTATTGGTAATGAAAGTCAATTAGCTAATAATGCAACAGAAGGTGCTACAACATATGATAACAAATTTGCAATTTATAAAACAAATACTTTAGGAATACAAACACAGCCATTAATTGGAGGCGATTTTGGAACAGGTAGAGTAGGTATAAATACTATAAATCCAGAATCATTTACATTATATACTGATATTACATCCACTGATATGAAATTAGTTGTAAATGGAGGTGCAATTGCAAATTCATTCTCACCTTTTACTGGATGCCATTTAGTTAATTTTGATAATAGTAATATTTCTAGCAACATATCTATCGCAGATAATACATCAAACACAAATATAACATCAAACACATCAAACACAACTATAACAACTAGTAATGTTTCCGTAGAAAACTATGTTATTCCTGGCATGATTATGTCTAGTGTTGGTATAATTTCAAAACCATCTATAATCAATACATTTTTAACTGTAAAGCCATCATCTACTCTAAATGATAAGAAAGTGTTTGGTGTTTATGCATATTCAGAGGAATCAAAGGCGTCAACAGAAAGTGAATATATTATTGATTCAAATGGAAAATATGTAAAAAATTTGGGATATAATAATGAAATGGTTAAATTAAATTATGTTGCATCAATAGGAGAAGGTTGTATATTAGTAAGCAACTATTCAGGTGAAATACAAAATGGCGATTATATTACAACTTGTCCTATCGCGGGATATGGGGCTTTACAAAGTGATGATTTTTTACATTCATATACAGTAGCCAAATGCACCGAAGATATTGATTGGTCGAGTATAAGTGATAGTATTAATCATGAAGGTCAGATGTATAAATACTATTTGGCTGGTTGCACTTATCATTGTGGATGAAAGGAAAGGGACGAAAGGGACCTACGGTTCCTTTCAAACCTCCCTAGAAAGGGACCTACGGTTCCTTTCAAACCTCCCTTTACGAGGGCTTCAGCCCCTCGAGCTCCCTTTACGAGGGCTTCAGCCCCTCGAGCTCCCTT